TTATTCAAATGTTTATTGGGTACACTTAAGTATATTGTAAGCATATATTCGTGAATAAAACATATTAACGAAATTTTTGAATTCATTATTCGTGTCTATAAGCGATGTTATTACTATTTCACACGACGAAACATTTAATTCACAAATTTTTATATTAAAATATAAATAGCACAAATTATTATCCATTTTTTTACCCCAATACTCATTTTCACGCCTATTATATCCATAAGTTTTTAAGTTAAATTTTGATGATAATAAAAAGCTGGTTATTTCTGTTACATTTTTTATATTTGAATTTGCCGTTATTGTTTGGCTATAAATAATATTGAAAAACAAAATTTGTTTACTTCGCGTAATTCTTTTTTTTACATCCATTTTTTGAATGGAAGAATAATACAGTTATATAAATAGTTATCTTTAAGTATTTTTATTTCAATTTTATTTTCAAATACTTTTTCTCTATAAAAATAACAAGTGTGTAAATATATTATCTAAACAATTTAAACATTATAGCATACACTATAGTATAGTTGTTATATTATATTTAAACCCTACAAAATAAAATGGTAAAAGTTTGCTCTATAACAGATTATCCTCAAGCCAATGAAGACAAATATAAAGGGTACTTTAATAAATTTACTTATCCACTACATATATTTCAAAAATGGGCGATTCAAGGAATTGTTGAAGGACACCATATATTAGTAACAGCACCAACAGGGAGCGGAAAGTCTTTACCTGCCGAATTTTCTGTAGATTTTTTTCACTCCAAAGGGAAAAAAGTTATTTATTGTTCTCCTATTAAAAGTTTAAGTAATCAAAAGTTTAATGACTTTACTATTAAATATCCTCATATTAGTGTAGGCATTGTTACAGGCGATGTTCGTAATAACCCAAACGCTGATATATTGGTTATGACTACAGAGATACTTTTAAATAAATTATATCAAATTAAAAGCAGCAATGGAACTGTAAATTCGTCTGTATCGTTTGAGATGGATATTGAAAGAGAGTTGGGATGTGTTATATTTGATGAAATTCATTATATAAATGACGAATTCAGAGGTCATAATTGGGAAAATTCTATAATGTTATTACCAAAACATATACAAATTGTCGGGTTATCCGCAACACTTGATGACCCTGTAAAGTTCGCACGTTGGATAGAAAATAGAGCGACGAATACTACGATAGACAATGATAATTTATTACATGATTCTTTATTACCAGATAAAGTCGTCTATTTAACATCTAAAACTGTTCGAGCTGTACCATTGATTCATTATTCATTCATCACTGTTACACAAAGTGTTTTTAAACATATTAAGGATAAGGCTACACAAGAAGAAATAAAAAGTGTAATAGATAAACCATACATTATTCAAAACCATAATGGTAATTTTTTCGAAGAACAATATTTAAAAATGACGAGAATATTAAAGTTATTTAATACTAAAGAAATTCGTGTAAAAAGGTCCTTCGTATTAAATCAGGTATCTAAGTATTTAACTGAAAATGAGATGACGCCAGCTATTTGTTATATGTTTTCTATTAAACAAATTGAAGTTTGTTGTAAAGAAATAACTACTAATTTATTGGAGTTTGACTCTAAAGTTCCGTATATAGCACAAAGGGAGTGCGAACAGATTTTGCGACAAAAGCTGCCAAATTTCGAAGAATATTTACATCTTCCTGAGTACTTAAATCTTGTGAAACTTCTTGAAAAAGGAATAGCAGTTCACCATTCTAAAATGCTTCCTGTATTGAGAGAAATAGTAGAAATATTTTTCGCTAGGGGATTTATTAAATTACTCTTCGCTACAGAGACTGTCTCCATAGGTCTAAATTTACCCGTAAAAACTTGTATATTTACGGATATTTATAAGCACGATGGTACTACATTAAGAATATTACAAAGTCACGAATATACACAGGCGGCAGGAAGAGCTGGACGTCTAGGACTTGACTCTGTCGGTCACGTTATCCATTTAAATAATTTGTTTAGAGAAACTGAAAGTGTCAATTATAAACGAATGATGAATGGAAAACCACAGATACTAACATCTAAATTTAAAATTTCGTTCAACCTTATATTGAATTTGATTGATATTGGTAACTACGATTTAGTAAGTTTTTCTCAAAAAAGTATGATCTCTGGAGATTTAAGTTTACAGAAGGCGGAAATTCAAAAGAACGCAACCCTTTTAACAAGAGATCTAGAAAATATAAAACAATGTTGTAGTACTCTAAGAACACCGCAAAATATTATTGAGTTATATGTTGAGTTACAAAAAATTCGGTTGACATCTGTAAATAAAAAACGTAAGGAAATAGACAGACAACTACAGCAGTTATGCGATTCTTATAAATACATTGAAAGTGATAAGTCAATTTATAATAAAATAGTACTTAAAGAAAGCGAATTATATGAACTACAAAAACAGTATAATAATGTAGATTATTACCTTGTAAATGGTGTTGAGAATATAATTAAATTTATAAAAAATGAAAATTGTGTATTGGCCTCTAATAGTTTTATGCTGACCCTTAAAGGCAAAATAGCGTCCCAATTAAGAGAAGTTCATTGTTTAGTATTTGCTGACATATTAGAGAGAAATCTTTTGGATATTCTTTCTTCTTCACAATTAGTCTCTCTATTCAGTTGTTTTACAAATATTTCCGTTAATGAAGATTTAAAAGAACATTTACCTTTTATACACGATAGTACAGTAAACGATGTTATTACGAAAATAACGGAACTGTATAATGATTTTCAAGATAAAGAACTATCTTATGGTTTAAATACAGGAATAGATTATTATATACATTATGATTTGTTAAAATATGTTGGTGAATGGTGTAATGCCCTGAGTGTAGAAGAATGTAAATTAGTGCTACAAAAATTAGTAGAAGAAAAGAATATATTTTTAGGTGAGTTCGTAAAGGCTATTTTAAAAATAAATAATATTTCTAGTGAAATGGAAAAGATTGCGGAACTAATAGGAAATGTATCACTTTTAAGTAAGTTAAAAGAAATACCATTAATGACGTTAAAATATGTAATTACGAATCAGTCTCTTTATATTTAGAAATATACAAAAATACAGTATTTATTTTACATTAAATTTTATAAATACATAAATAACAAGTATATTCATAGCAATTATTGTCAATAGCTGTAAACTTACAAGAAATTTAGAAATATTTGTTGCTGGATATATAGTAGTCACTCCTGCGCCAGATTGAACGCCTGTTGCTAATAATATATAATCAAACAAGTTTGGTACGTCATTATTGTTAGACTTTGTAAAATGTGTATGCGATAAATTATAATATATTATTACGGATATAACTAATATTGATAAATTGGCGAAAAAAATTATAATGAATCTCTTCATATAAATTATAAATATTTTTATTATTATTTAGATATAAATAAATTTTATATCTAAATGACACATATAATTAATAACAAATATATATTACTTGACAAAATAGGTGAAGGCTCGTTTGGGTATATACATAAAGGTGAAAATATAAGAACAAAAGAGCACGTAGCCATTAAAATTGAGCCTATAATGGCTGGTACAAAATTACTAAAAAATGAGTCAACAATATACCAATATTTAGGTAATAATTTAGGAATTCCAACTGTTAAATGGTTTGGCAAAGATACTGAAAATTATTATATGGTATTAAATTTATTGGGAAAGTCGCTACAGGATGTAAAGAATGAAAAAGGCAAAATTTGCCTAAAAACCACTTTACAAATAGGAATACAAATACTTTTTTTACTTAAATTTATACACGAAAAAGACTTAATTCATAGAGATATTAAACCAGAAAATTTTTTATTAGGAGTAAACGATAAAAGTAAACAAATATATATTATTGATTTCGGGTTTTGTAAAACATATCGTGTAAACGGACAGCACATAAGAGATGGCAAAACAAGTAGCCTAATAGGTAGTTATACGTATGCGAGCATAAATTCGCATAAAAAAATGGAATTAAGTAGAAGAGATGATTTAGAATCATTAGGATATATGTTAATGTATTTTTATATGGGTCGCCTAGATTGGCAACACATAAATGACGCTAGTAATAATAATGATAAAAATATTGTTTACCTAAAAGAAAATATACTTAAAAATAGATTAATTCCCGAAATATTTTTAGATTACATCAACTACGTTAAAGGTCTAAATTTCGAAGAAACACCTGATTATTTAACTTTAATAAATTGGTTTAAGAGAGAAATTATTAGTTTAGAAGAAGAAAATAAAAAATAATATATTTTTATGACTTACGGCAAAATTAACGAATACATTGAAACAATTTTTATGATATTTAAAATGATAAATAGAAAGGCAGACCAACAAAGAAACCATAAAATGAAAACAATTGCCTTAACGATTTATAATTATACACTTAAAAAATCAAAAGACAATGATTTTAATTTAGATGAAATTCAGGATAAAGAAAATATCGATTTAATGCCCTTTTTTGAGTACGTTCATTATAATAATATAGAGTTTTATGATTTTAGCACTATAAAAATAGATGATGTTGATATTACAAAAGAAAAAGATTTGGAGCGATTTGTGTTATCACATATTTATTATATAACGCAAAAATAATATATTATATTATCTCTAAAAATAATTTAAAGATAACTACTATTTATTATTTATAATAATGGCAACACAACAAGATAGTGTAATACCGGCAACTCTTTTTCTTGGACGAGTAAAATGGTTTAACAATTCAACTGGTTATGGATTTATTACTGTTACTGAAGGAGAACGCTTTGGGAGTGACATATTCGTACATCATAGTTCAATCACAGTAGAAAATCAACAATACAAATATTTAGTTCAAGGTGAATATGTTAATTTTGTTTTAACTAAGTCTACTTCGGGACCACACGAATATCAGGCGACACAAGTTGTTGGTGTAAATGGTGGCAAATTAATGTGCGAAACTAGACGCGAGTTTAAGATTGCGAGAAATACTTACCGAGAACAAAATGGAGTAGCAGAACCTAAAGAACAACAAACTGTACCCTCTTCTACGATTAAACAAAGAAGAGCACCAAGAACTTTAGATACTACATCGGAATCTAGAGTAAGAGGTGAAGGACCTAGAGGTAAAGGAAACGATAGAAAGGAATGGACTCTCGTTAAGCCGTTGAAGAAAATTGAAAAAAGAGGAGCCAAAAAAGAATATGCGGAAGAAAAGTAGAAACTTTAGAGAATAATTAATGTTAAAATAAAAATATAATTGTAATATATATGTCTACTAAAGAAACTAATATGTCTACTGAAGCAACTAATATGCCAACAATGTCTGCAGGTAATATGATGGGAGGAAAAAAAAAATCTAACGGACATAAAATGATTTGTACGTGTCCCATTTGTAAAAATATGATGAAAAAGAAACGTGGAGGTGAAAATACCAATTCGAACGAAGAATATATGAGATATGTTGAATCAAATTCAAGTCCCGAAGAACAACAAGGAGAACAACAACAAGGAAAAGCACAAGAAGCTGCCGCCTACGCTGCGCTCGGAGGTTCTAGACGTCGTAAATCAAGACGTTCTAGACGAAAATCAAAAAGAAGTTCTAGACGTAATAAAAGAAAATCTAGAAGATATAGACGCCATTAAAATAGTATTATTTTACACTTATATATACCAAATGCTAATTATTTATAAACCATTTTATAAATAATAAATTGTATGTTTTTACTTTAATCGTACTATTCTATAAAAATAAGTATAATTATTTGTTTAACTTATTTACGAGTTCCAAATAAATTTTTTCGCTGGGTATTTCTGTTAAAACACTATTCGCCCATACACCATAACGAGCATTTTCATCATCATCGTCCTCTAATGTAAAATTGTAATAAGTGTATTCATCTGTATTATCAATAATTTCAAAATCACTAGACACACCAGCAGGTAATATGTATTTATCGTCAATTTTATTGTTATTTTGTAACATATAATTTACTTTTTCGATTAAAGATGGTTCGATTTCATCTACTAATATACCATGCCAAGATGTAACAATAAGTTCTGAAAATAATTCATTGTCAGTAGATAATTTCATTTTGCGCATGCTATTACTAAAATCATTTATATCATTTTTTAAAGTTCCAGTTATTATGCGTCTAATTCTACGGTAACCATGTTTATATGTTTTAACAAGTGTATTTTGATTTAATTCCTCAACAGGAATCCAAACATCCTCAAAGTCTTTAGATAAACATAAAATAAATGTACCTTCATTGAAACAATATGCTCTTTTTATCCCAGTAGCATTTAATACACTAAATTTTTGTCTTAATCCATTAAAATTTGTCAAAATATCTTCTCTACCTAAATTGTTATTTAACAAGTTCATTATATACATTGTAAATAATATTTTTTTTTACAAAAAAATAATTGTAACCTGAAAATAGTATTGTTTACACCTTTTTACATTTCAAACGCCGATTTTAACGGCAAAAAAAAATTAAAAAGCGTAAAATCAATAGTAGGAATTTCACATAAGATGGTCTTACTTTTTTCTTCTTCTGGTTTTATTCTTGAAGAAGTAAAAAACAAAATTTGAAAACATAATGGTTGTTCTTGTTTTTCTATCCAACAACTCGTTAATTTCATTATATTTATGGAATAATTAGAATCTCTAGTTCTAAATACGATTTTTTTGTTTTCGCAACTCACGTAGTTAGATAAGAGTAATAATCTAATACTTTCTTCCCTTCTTTATATTCCTTAACTTTTGTTTATGTTTTTTCTTATTTTCTTCATAATATATTTTATTTCTTATTGGTGCTGTATATATTTTTGAGATGTTCTTTGGTGTAAATTAATTCATTTTTAGTTTTTTCTAAATTTTTTAACAATTGATTTTCGTTTACAAGTTCTTCGTTATTCATTAAGGTAATACAATAAATTATTTTTATATAATTTTCACTATATAAAAATCGGCGTTTGAAATGTTAAAAGG